ATATTAAATACATGTTCTGAATTAAAAAATATTAGAGATGTAATGTTAGATGTAGCAGAACAATATAAAAGAGATGTATTGGGCATTTCTAATGAGTTGGCACCTCTATATAATTGGTTAGCAAAACAATATGAGGGTGGTTATCATCAAATGCATGACCATGCTGGTGCTTTATTTAGTTTAGTTTACTACATTAAAGGCTCTGAAAATGCAAGATTGAAAAGTGAATTGAATCATCATAGCTCAAGATTACAAGAAGGATTTAATTTTGAATTTAATATTGTAAAAACTACACCATTTAATGCACAAGCATATGCTCATTTACCCAAAGACGGAGAAATAATTTGTGTACCAGGATGGTTACATCATTGTACAGAGATTTCAACAGGTTTTAGAATGTGTATAGGTTGGAACTTTTTTGTAAATGGTATTATGGGGAAAGATGAGTTTAGTGCTATTGAAATTAATGCAACCAGACTTGACAATGACAAATAAATGTTATATAATAGATATAACTATTATAAATAGTAATGTAGCATGCTACAAATACGAAAATATAAGACATATAACAATACGAAAATACGGAGGATAATATGGACTTTGACCAATTAAAAACATCATCTAGTGGTTTTGATAAACTAACTAAGGCACTAGAAGAAAACCTCAATCCTGAGGATTCAAAAAAATCTAATAAGTACCAAGATGAAAGACTGTGGAAACCAGAACTTGATAAAACAGGTAATGGGTATGCAGTACTAAGATTCTTACCAGCAACATCAGGCGAAGATATGCCATGGGTCAGATTATGGTCTCATGCATTTCAAGGACCAGGTGGTTGGTATATTGAAAACAGCTTAACTACACTAGGTCATAAAGACCCTGTTAGTGAAGAAAATACTAGACTATGGAACACAGGCGTTGAATCAGATAAAGGCATTGCTAGAAATCGTAAGAGAAAATTATCTTACTATGCAAATGTTTATGTCGTATCAGACCCAACACATCCTGAAAATGAAGGACAAATAAAACTGTTCAAGTTTGGTAAGAAAATATTTGACAAGATAACAGAGGCAATGCAACCCGAGTTTGAAGATGAAACACCAATTAATCCATTTGATTTCTGGAAAGGTGCAAACTTTAAACTTAAAATTAGAAAGGTTGATGGTTTCTGGAATTATGACAAATCTGAATTTGAGGGTGTTTCTGCTATCGCTGATAATGATGACAACATCAAGGCGATATGGGAGAAACAATATCCTCTAAAACCATTCTTAGAGACCAGTAATTTTAAATCGTATGAGGAACTCAAAGAGAAACTGAATCGAGTAATTACAGGTACTAAGAGTACAGACACAGTAGAAAATGTAGACCTCCCATCCACATCTACTGGTACTGTTAAAAGTCAAGACGGCACCTCAAAAGCTACTGCTAGTGAAAGTGATGATACACTTGATTATTTTAGTAAGTTAGCAGAAGAATAGAGGTATCTCTCTCTGCTGTCGTAAACTTTAGGGCATATCTAGTAATAGGTATGCCCTTTTTCGTATAAATAGTATCATGGCAAGTATATTCGATAAGATAAGTGATAAAGCAGGTGATGTTAGAAAATCATCTACTTGGTATAGAAATGCAGTATCATCTTTAGGTGATAGTGTAACTGCTCGTAAACTATATAATCAAGGTAAGATTAATCAAAGACCTTCATTAGGTAGATTAAATCTATTTTTCTATGACCCAAAGTTTAAAGAGACATTACCATACTATGATACTTTTCCATTAGTATTGCCATTAGAAGGATTTAGAGGTGGTTTTTTAGGTATGAATTTTCATTATCTATCACCTACAATAAGATTTAGATTGTTAAATCAATTGCAAAGATTTTCTACAAACAATAAATTTGATAGTACAACAAGATTAGATGTAAGTTATCAAAGAGTAGGTGGACTTGCAAGAGTAAAACAAACTATAAAAAAATATTTGTACAGCCATGTTAGGTCAGGTTTTATGAGAGTAGATTTACAAGACGCTCCTACAGCAGTATATCTACCAGTACAACAATTTAAAAAACGAAGTGCAAGTTTTGTGTACGGACAAAGTAGAGGATAAAAATGGCAATATTTAGAGGCGGAGTTAAAATATTTGGTTCAGATGTCAGACTAGGAATACCTAGAGATAGGTCATTAGATAACATTTTACTAGACCCAAGATTTAGACAGATAGAAGGTGGTGTAGTACCTGATAATCCTAATTTATCAGCAACAAAACCAGCGTTAATAAATCAAATGTTATCATACATTATGCAAGGCGAAGGTCTTGGTAGACTAGGAAGATTTTATGCTTCATTTAGATTACCAACAGGTTCAAGAGGGCCTGAAATGGGTTCAGAGGCAGAGTTTGAAAACTTTGAAAATGAAGATGGTTTGCCTGTTGAGACAAGAGGTTTTGCAACATCAGATTTAATTCAACAAATTCAAAATCAAGATGGTAAAAGAGTAAATGCATTTTGTAAAGGTATAACTATGCCTGATAGAACAATGACAACAGAAGCTGTTATAAACGGACCAGGCGCCCCTAGACATATTGTTACAGACCATACATATGGTGATTTATCAGCAACATTTTATGCAGATAAGTATCTAAGAGAAAGACAGTATTTTGAATTATGGCAAAAATCTGCCTTCAATAGTTTATCAAACAACTATGAATTTTATGATAACTATGTATCAGACATAGACTTATTTAATCTAGGACAATTTGCTAACTCATCAGGTTCATCTGAAGACCCAGCAGCTCGAGATGATTTAACACATGGTGTCAAACTGTATGACTGTTATCCTACAAGTATTGGGGCACCAGCACTTTCATATGAGAATAATAATATAATAGAATTTACTGTAACATTTAAATATAGATATTGGCAAAACTATTTTATTACTAAGACTGCTGATGTAGCACTTGGTGATGGTGGTTTTGATAAATCAATTGCAGGAGAACCAGGAAGACTAAATGCAGGTGGTGGTCTACTAGGTGGACTATTACAATTATTACCACCTGAACTAAGAAGAGCAGGACAAGGACTACTAGGAGATTTGAAACGAAGAATACCTATAGGAGATTTAACAGGCGGAAGAGTATTTCCACCATTTTTTTAATATAATGTGAGGATATTATGGCATTACCAAAAATAGAAACACCGACTTATGAATTGAAGCTACCATCAAAAGATGAAACAATAGCATTTAGACCATTTACGGTAAGAGAAGAAAAAATATTAATGATTGCAAGTGAATCTGAAAAACCAGATGAAGTTTATAATGCAATAACAAGAATGATTGACGCTTGTACATTTAATAAAATAGAATGTATAAAGTTACCATTATTTGACATAGAATATATTTTTCTACAAATAAGAAGTAAATCAGTAGGTGAGGTTGCAAAGTTTAGAGTGGTATGTCCAGATGATTTAGAGACATATGCAGAAGTAGAAGTGGATATTAGTAAGGTAGAGGTACATGTAGATGACAACCATACTAATAGAATAGTTTTAGATGAATCAAGAAACTTAGGTGTTGTTTTTGCATATCCTACAATGGGTGTAACCAAGGTTGCAAATGATATAACAAACGCTAAAACAAAAGATATATTTGAAATAATATATTCATGCGTTGACCATATATTTGAGGGAGAAAAAATATACCCAGCAAAAGATACAAGCAAAGATGACATGATAGAGTTTTTTGATAGTATAAGTCAAGAAAATTTAGTAGATATTAAGAAGTTTTTTGATACAATGCCTCAATTGAAACATACAACAGAGGTTGAGAATCCTAAAACAAAAGTGGTGAGTACAGTAACCTTTAGAGGGTTATCTGATTTTTTTCCATATGCCTCTCCCACAACAACCTAGAGGCTTATTTTGAAACGAATTTTGCACTTATGCAACATCATAAATATAGTATAACAGAGATTGAAAATATGTTGCCATGGGAACGAGATATATATGTTGATATGTTAATCAACTATATAAAAGAAGAAAACGAAAAGAGAAAAAGAGAACAGGAGAGAAGAACATGATACCAATGGAATTAATTAGTATGGGTGCCTCTACAATCCTTGGTGGTGTTTTATCCATCATGGCACAAAAAGGTAAAGACGCCGCTGAAGCACAAAATATGTTAATGCAACGAGCAGGGTTCGCCGCTGAACAAGCTGATAAGGCGAGAGAAGTACAAGACCCATTTACAAAGAACACAAGGCGTTGGATTGCTTTGATGTGCGTATTTGCAATTATAGTATTACCTAAAATTGTATTTTTAATTGCACCTGAAACACCAATATATGTTGGGTACACAGAGGCAACAATGCAAGGATGGTGGATATTTGCTAGTAGCACAGATGTAACACAATGGAAACCACTAGAAGGATTAGTTATAACACCTCTTGATACCCATGTTGTATCGAGTATAATCGGACTATACTTCGGAGGCAGTTTGGTAAGAAGATAATGGCACACGCTCAGATACCAGAAGAAGAACTTAAACCACTCCTTACATCGCTAGAGAGGATTTTAAAACCTATTATAGATGTAGTGCCTGCTCTAACAATGGTTCCAAGTGAACTTGATAGAATAGGTGATAACCTTGATGATGATATAATGAGTGGTGTACCTGAAAGACTTGAATCTGTGGCAGAAAGATTTACTATGGATTTAGGTACTAAAATTCTAGCAATGCAAGAGAAAAAGGTTGAGAGTTTTGGTTCAAGAATGTTAAAAATACAAGATGAATTAGCTCGAAAAGAAGAAAAACAACAAAGTATTCGTACAAAATTTCTACAATCTGTTGAAATGGGCAAACAGATGAATGAAGAAAGAAATCAAAATAGATTACTAGCATTTCAAGAAAGAGGTA